CGACGCCAACAACAACAACAACAACAACATCTACCGAATTACACACTACTGGTAAATACGGAAGCGCGCATGAGCTCATTCTTGCCAAATGTAAAGACTCGACCGATTTGTTGCACTTCCCGACCAAGGAACGCGGAGTTGAACACTATATCGCACCTGAGAAACAGGGATGGGAACAGCGATATTATTTTGCGTTATTCGGACAACGCATAACAGACCGCAGATGTCAAACCTATTGCATAAACTATCTGGAAGGGCTTGAATGGACGTTTCAGTATTATACGCGCGGGTGCATTGATTGGCGCTGGCGATACAAATACGCCTATCCTCCGCTGCTTGAAGACTTGGTGCGATTTATTCCGGTAGATAAAAACACGCTTTTGCTGGACCGTCAGCCCAAGGACCCCATACGAGATACAGAGCAGCTTCGATACGTGCTGCCTCCTGCACTTCAACCTGCGCTTATACCAAACGTACACCCGTCAACACTGGCTCCGCCAATACCGATGGAATCCATTCATTTCAAATGGGCGTACTGCAAATACTTCTGGGAGTGTCATATTGAGATATGAGATATGAGTTCCCAAACGGGGTGCAGCGGTATATGTGATTCGCTCGATGGTCGATTGACATCCATTTGTTCCACATCCAATTTGAATGTTCCATTCAATACATTGATGCGATTTTGAACATGGTGTCCACCTGCGCTACTCACATATCCTTGCAGCAACGCTGCGTTGTTTACAGGATAATCAAACCCGGCAACGTTATTGTATATTTTTTTACACATTTGTTCATATGAGCGAGCATGGTAATGAACCAAAACAATCGGTGTGGGATAGTAGCCACACGTCATATAATGGTTTCCGTGGTCAATGTGTATACCGCGTTCTATTACATGTTTCGAACTAAAAAATGTTTTTGCAAAGTTACCGTAATCTGCATATTTGCCGTGTGAACATTCGCGGACCGCATTATTATAGCCCAAACTACCGTTCGGAGCGTCGCTCATTATTTTACTCATTATATAGTTTGCTTTAAAAACTACATGCTCGTTGCATTCTATCATTGGTAAAATAACGTCATTGAAATATGCAAGTATCTTATCTTTATCGCATGATACCGTATTCGTTTCCTTGTCGTATAGCGTGATGAATTCGTCGATGTCAATTGGATATGCAATAGGGGCAACATAATTTCCGGCCGAATCTAATTCGCTGCAAAATTCGCGTATGTATTGCGTCATATACTCGCCCTTCAAGCTGTAATGCAGCTTTTGAGAAACATTGCATCCATGTATCTGTTGAAGTTCTAACAATTTCTCATAGGTGCCGTCCGAAGACATGTTGTCTATGATGTATAGGTTTTTAAACCCGAAAATATGACCATGATACATGACCCATTCATGCACAACATCTATTTCATCTTTTACAATTGTGAATATTTTTATCATTTGTTTGTTCGTTGAGTTCGTTATTTTGTTGATTGATTCTGTTTTAGCTTTTATAATTGATAAAGTGTTTAAATATTATTTTCACAGTTTTAAACATTTTACACATTTTACATATTTTACACATTTTACATATTTTACATATTTTACACATTTTACACATTTTACATATTTTACATATATTTACATATTTCAAATGCTGCATATTTCTTTTAATTTTCTAAAATAAATATGTTTGTTTACATCTTTTACAGGATGATATAATTTTTTCTCGTTAATATCTTCTTCATTGAATTCAAATCTATAATATATAGTATTCATTTCATCTGGACTATTGTGTTTTAACTCATTTTTAATAGCAAGTGTTGGAAATAATGCTTCCAAAAAAAATAATTCATTTTGTTCTTTAGCATAATTGTTTATGCATTCCATCATTCTATATGAAAAACGAACAGCGCACATCATGCCACTATAATACGGTGGCGAATAATGTATATTTATACCCGCCCAGTGCCAAGTATTTTTATTTCCATCCGTATTTATTTCATAACTATTAGATAATAAATCATCATTGATATATTGGTTATCAATTTGTAGTAGAGTGTCTTCATTATCAAAAAATACATCATCTTCCAAAAACCAAATAAAATCATAATTAGTATCTTCAATTCCAAAATAGTATAATGCTTTATCCCATCCACTTATTATCTTATTCATAACCAGAAAATTTGTATTTGTGTAACCATGTAAATTGCATTTTATATCTTCCAGCTGTATAAAGTTTATATTTTTATAATTACTTATAAAATCGTATAAGTCGAAATTATTATTGTCCACAACCATAAATATTTTATACTCACTAAATAAATTTAAAAAGTCACACCATACTTTACTTGGTATAAATGTTATTATACAAAGGGCATGCATATTATATGATGTGTATTATATTATATATGATATTATATAAATATAATATAATCGGTCCTTGAAACTTATTGAACTTATATGTGAAATAAATCAAATCTTCATTTAAAAATAATTTATTTTATTAATTTATATGAATAAACATTAAAAATGGAGTCGGTGATTCTTACGCGCGATGAATTTGAGAAGGTGGTAAAGGAAAATAGTGGAAAGGGATATGGCAGTATTTTCAAATTCACTGCCAATTGGTGTGCTCCGTGCAAGGCAATAAAGAGCCTCGTTACAACTCTGGTTGCGGGGATTCCGGCAACATCCAAGCTCGCATGCTATGAAGTCAACGTGGATGACTCATTCGAATTGTATGCTACTTTGAAACGCAACCGAATGGTGAACGGCATTCCCGCGCTGTTGTTTTATGCGGCCGGAAATGTTACAGGGCGTTCCGATGATTCGGTCAGTGGTGCAAATGACACGGCACTTCGCGGATTTTTCGAGCGATGCATTTCAAAATCGTCATCGTGATACGCGAGATGACGAAAATTCAACTTATGATAGTCTTCTTGTTCGTTTTTTAGATAAACTTAGTCTTCTTTTCAATCCCCCCAAATATATAGGATGGCTCCGAAATTTAACATTGGATGTAATGCTTGCTCTGGACCTATCTTTGGACTTAATGCTTGCTCTGGACCTATCTTTGGACTTAATGCTTGCTCTGGACCTATCTTTGGACCTAATGCTTGCTCTGGACCGAGCCCTGGACCGCTCCTTTACTGGGTATTTGGCATCAAAACTGGCGCGATTTATTTCTATTTGTTGTATGTGTCTGTTTAATACTGATTCATTTTCTAATTGACTCGGTGGTAATTTACTTAATAAAAACCCATAACCGCCTTTGCTATTACAGTAACTAATATAATCACCCTCTGAACGAATATTGTATTCTTGATGTGTTTTAATGGATATAGTTGGTAGCATAAACTCATTTAAGTAACAAATAAATAAATTATAAATACAATTATGAAAAATATTAAAATATATAAATTTATTGTTTTTTATTAATTCTGTTTTTATAGCTTCAGCAGGATAATTAAATTCATCATACAATAATGAAAATTTTTGTGTTTCACCATCGAATATAATTTTTTTATAAGGTGATTTATCTCCTAATACTGACTCACAATTAGTCTTCGATAATGTATTGGGGATTTTATAATTATCAATTTTATAATGAAATGCTCCAATTCTCACGCCTGATGTGTTTTCGGAACGCGAGTAATAACCACAAGCTACTTCATGGCGTTTTGCCCTTCTCGATGGTTGCACCGCGTATTTTTTTGATTCTTTCGAATGAAGTGCTATATGGAAAATAGAAAAATTGGCACCACTAACTGATGTATATTTATTCTTACACTTCAAATTAAACACAGTATTTATATCCTTACATGGATGGTCGAGATCCGTAATTAATTTTGTTGAAATTCCCAAGTCTTTAGTTTTTTGTTCAACATTATATAAATATTGATAAGTATACGGAATTTTTTCAATAATGTATTTATTCAAATATTCATTGAACTGATTAAAATATAGCTGTTTATTTTCAAATAATTTATCCCATATAATTTCATCATATATTGCTTTTGTTAAATCTTCTGCATCATTTTCTGTAAAACATTCATCTGGTTTAAAATTGTCACAAGGATAATCTGGGTTGGCCTCCGATAAATTTTTAATTCTTGGAACGCAATTGCTCAGTGAACAAATGCCCTTCATATATCCATCTTCTACTTCTAATAATTTTTCCATTCTATTTTGTTCAGCTTGAAGTTTGTCTTTTTTTTCTTTTTCGTCTGCATTTTTTTTTATACGGGCTTTAATATTTCTAACTTTTTTTAGAATCTCTTCCAGTTTGGCAAGTGGTTGAGGTTTTTTCGTAATTTCGTTTAATTCTTTATATATATCATTGATAGTATAGTGTAATTCGGGTGACTCGGCCTCCGACTGTTTTAATGTTTTTAAAAATAAGTCAACGATATTTTCGGGTAATATTGGGTTATCTTGTCTTATTTTATTTTTTAATTCTTCATCCGTTAATCCAATTAAATCTATTTCGGTCATATCGAAAACGAAACCTTCAATTAGAGTTGTAGGTTATAAGTATCTATATATATATAATTATATATAGATAATATAAAAAAATATAAAAAATATAGATGTAACAATTTATGTTTAAAATAAATTTTTATAATTTTATTATCAGCAACATAATATTAATATTAATAAGGTTTTTATTTTTTGTCTTATGCAACCACCATCTTCAATAACAAGACGAGATGTATTATCCGCAGAACAAGTGCTCGAAACATTCGCGCATATTATTAACTACTTGAACGTCTCGCTCTACGAAGGCCAATTTACATATAAACACGAACAAGCTCGAGCCAGAATAAATGCGTTATATGATGAGGTTGCGAGTAAGGTCTATGTATTTAAAAATGAAACCAATTCTGAAAATACAACAACAACAACAACAACAACAACAACGCCACCGTTCGCAAACGAATGTGCCGAGCTTTATAGCAATTTAATGTGTTTATGGAATGTCACGGATACCGACGATCCTGACTACCATAATTATATTCATAAAATTAAACGTCATAATGATTGAGCTAATACAGCAGTTTGTGGTCGGGTTAGTGATGATGATGCCCTTATGCCATGTGTCTTTGCATTCGTTAATACAAGGTCTGTTTCCAACAAAGGAAGGTCTTTAGGTAGGTCTTTAGGTGTTGATGTAACTATTTCGAGTGGTGCAGTAATGAGTTTATCATCTTCCAGATCTTCCACAGTCTTCATGGGTAATCCTATTTGTAATGCAATCATTTCGGTGACTACTACAATAACATTATTAGTTGCTTCCGTCAAGCCGGCATTATACCCTTCCCCCCACATTATAATTCTCGCTGCATTAACTACATTAAATAACGTATTACCCCAACGAGTTCCACCTGTTGACTTTGACATTTCTACTTCAGCTGGTATTGAAGCCCTCAGTTTTTGAAGTTCACTGCTTGAGTTGGCGGCACCAAAAAAATACACAGCAAATGATACGATTGTGCGTACCACATTGTTATGAGCAATAAAATTCAATGTCTCTTTCAATTTCAACAGTCTATCCTCGAATTTAAGAACCAACTCCTTATTCATACTTGACGTATTTATTCTTTGACAAAATGTAAGAGTTTCAATTGAATTATTAAAATTTTTAACTAAACGTATCGTATTGGCGCATATACTCGCAGCATTCATAGCTTGACCGAAATAATTACCAAAATTATGAAACATTCCACCTCGTGAAATACGTGGTTTACGCGACTGGCGTCGTCTTCGTTTTTGCTGCCGTTGGCGGGTTTGACGTCTACTTTTTTTCATTATAATTTAATAAAATAGTATATACATTAGTGAAATATTAAAATATTTCACTAATTGATTTTGATTTCATATTTTTATTTTTAGGGTTTAGTTTATAATTACGCAACAACTTCAGTTATGCGAAGCCATGTTCCGTTATCGGATGATGTAACTATTACAAGATCATCTCCGGCGGTGCGTTTTATAACCGCTGATATAGTTATCGGAGTTACCCCATATTGGTTATAATTATTATTTATATTGCCATTATTGTTAATATTATTGTATGCACCCATCAGAGGAAATAGCGCACCACTGCGTCCTCCGGAACCAGGCGCATGATTACTCGCATCCTCCACTGCATAAAGCCATTGCTGAAATCCACTTGCAACTTGGACGCCTTGAACCAGTATTCGACTTTCAAATGCATCGCTACCTGAACTGGCATTTCCACCAACAGCATACTTGGCAATTGCATAGTCCACGATAATTTTCGATGTGGGTAGTGCGGGTAAATACGAATACGTAAACAATACCGTGTCTGATGTAGAGTTTGCGGTTATGCTGGTTGATTGACCCAACTCACTCCCATTGAGCATTGTGATCCGTGCTACACTTCCGGGTCCAGGCAAACGAGTGTGAGTTACCGGTGCAACATAGGTTGAAAGTCGACCCTGATTCTGGGCGCTGCTATTTAACGCGCGTCCGCGAACCACGCTGGTAATTGAACGAGACATTCAAATAATCAAATAATAATGGCAAATTTTAAAAAGATATATAATGTTTATTAATATAATAATATTTTATTTTATTTTATTCTAAACATCATTTTTTTATATTTTACCACTCATAACATGTAATATTTGTCATTGCGCAACAATCCTTTATCATTTTGCAATACCCATTTGTTCCACATGTAAATACAACAATTTCGTTATTTTCAACATGTAATTCATTTATGTAATCAGTAAATATTGATGGGGTGAGCTTATTTTTTTCACTTGATAGAAATAACTTTTCAACTATTTTAGTTTCTATTGCTACATTGGCATTATCAGTCTCACCTACACCAATTGCAACCATTGCAACCTTTGAAGAACCCATTTGAATCATTTTTTTTTTCGTTAATATTGCGTCATTTACGTTAGTATATGATGATAGAAGATGCAATTTCTGATGTTGGTCTACATTATCACTTGACATATAATTATCACTTATCCATGCAACGCACATACTGTAAAATGGTGTAATTCCCGAACCACATGAGCACATTATAACATGTTTTGATTTTATAACATTTCCATCACAAACAAAAGATTTTATATTCTGAGAAGAATCATAATATTTTCTACCAAAAGGCCCTTTTAAAAATACGGTGTTGCCTACAAGATATTTATCACAAATATTTGGTGATACTTCACCTGTGTCTACCCTCTTTATGAAAAAATTTATAATATCACCGGAAACTATTTCTTCACCTTCTGCTTCTCCAGACTTGCCATTAGAATTTGGTTTGCTCATATATTCTATTGGAGAATATGGCCGTTTTTTGTTGTCGAAAAACAGATTAAAATACATTCCTGGTCTGAATTTTGGAAATGATTCACATAATTTAATTGATATTAGACTGTTCCTATGCATTATATCATTACCATGTATGTCACTCGCTCGCAATGATACGTTTGTCAAAACGCGGTGATTAGACTCTTCGCGAACCTGAGTTTTATCAAAAATGTGTTTTTCTATATCATCGACATCGAGACCAAAAGATTTACTAATTTTTGAAATAATTATACCTGCTATTATTAATGAAATAATCACTTGCATTATATTTGTAGCAGTCCAAGACTCTGAATCAAACTTAACAAATTTAACAATAAAACCAATTATGCTAACCAGTATCCATAAAACATATTTGTTCAGTTTCACATGCACGCGCAAATAAATGAGAAAAATACCAAGAATTATTACCGGATACATTTTTATATCAGCTGCATTTATCAGATATACCAAGAGCAAACTTCCACCATATAATACGTGATACCAGAATGATGATATTATATTTTTTCTCACAAGTGTCATCATAAACGATGCAAATTGTATTGGAAAAGCAACTGCCAATATATATGGGAGCTTTCCATATAAACATACGAATGTGGCCATAAATTGTGAATGTGTATAGAAATATTTAATAGCTGATTGAAGTCCTGCAGGGCAATCACTCCAATATGGCATCGTTGCAGTAGTCGTTTCTTTTTTATTTTCTCGCAAATATTCTGTGCTCAAATCCGCCATTTTCATAGCCAATAATACAGCACCAATTCGAAGAACATGTGACGTTATATTGAAATCATTATTGTCACTTGATGTTATATTATTGACATCAACATTAAATATCTTTGCTGCAAGATATAATACATTTATCAACAAAAAACTGCGGACCGCGAAAACAATAGAGTGTGCGCGAAATTCCTGCCAAATCATTGGTAATATACCCGTTCGAGTTCTGGGTATTAAAAATTGAAGTGCTGACAAACTTAAAATGGAGTGAATCCAGGTCATCCCAATAAAATTACCGTCAATTTGCCGTAAAGATAAATCTGCTTGCCATCCGCTGTAAAAACAATCACCCAATAAATAAATATAGTTTAATAAGGATAATCCTCCCATAATCTTATGAATATGGAATTTATCCTCATGCGTTATAAGTTTCGATATTTTGTTTTTATTATATTCCAATTTGTGTTCGCGATTGAATCGCGGATCATCCTCCGAAAGTTCTTTCACTTTATAATTTTCAAGTAAGTTTATAGCATATTCGGAATGACCAACTTCATTGAATTTTTCAGTATAGTCGATAATTTCATCATTATTATTTGACCCTTTGACAGTTGGTTCGCGATTAAATACTTCTGCACCACCAGGATGTTCACTAATGAACGTCGATATATCATATATTGTATTATTAATAATAATTTTCATTTTATCTTTTTGCGTCTAAAAACTTTAAAACGTTTTATTTTATTTTTTGTATATTATATTTTATTAAATTACCCGCATTTCGCATTTATCAATAATATATAATCATTTTGATATAATAAGATTATCATAGTCATAATATATAAGTATAAACATATAATGGATTTAGATACCGATATCAGGAATTACAATTTACCTGATATATTGAAACTGTTTTCAATTCCGGTCGCGTTCACGGAAGACCACCTAAAATCTGCCAAACGCACGGTGCTGAAAATGCACCCCGATAAATGCAATCTACCGAAAGAATATTTTCTCTTCTTCACCAAAGCGTATCGCATTCTGTATCAAATATTTTCTATGCGACACGAGCGGGCGCAGGGTTACGGCCACGTGCAGGAATACGCTGAACTTATTGCCGATGGCGAATCGGCCACGTGCTCGGCTGACACACTTGGAAGCGAAAACTCATCGGGGTCGTCGTCGTTGGCAGCAGCTGACCATCGCGCCAAACTTGCAACAATGTCCCACGGTGATTTCAACCGATGGTTCAATAGCGCATTTGAAAAATATCGCGTTCCTGACGCTAATGAAGAAGGGTATGAACAGTGGTTTCGCAGCAATGATGATGGTGATGATACAAATCAAGACGGCGGCATCATCGATGATGCAGATGATGATGCAAATGCAACTTCAAGTGGGGCGTGGAGTGCAAGTCAAATGCGCGAAATGTAACGCAAGCGTAACCGCATACGCGAACGTCTGGCGCTTGTCGCGTCTTCTGAGTTTGAAGCTGCAGGTGGGAATGGCACCAGTTCGTTTCAGTCGCAGCTGCATTTTGAAGATTTAAAGCGCGCACATACCGAGACGCTCATTCCCGTGACGGAATCCGATTTTAAAAGCGTGCGACAATTCAAAAACGAACACGAGCTTAGAACATTTCGTTCGAGTGCGGCTGCACCAGCTCCACTTTCAAAAGCGGAATCTGCCGCTATTCTGGAGCGCGCGCGTATTGCCGATGTGGAGGAAAGCACACACCGCGCATATCAGATGGCGCGTCAGGATGAAATTGCGCGCGATATGAACCGTCGATTTATGAGAGAATTTCAAACCATCGGGAACTGAATATGCAAATAATATATTTCAACAATATAAATTATAAATTGAAACATGATGAATAAAGTGTTTATAAGCACTGCATCCATCGCAATCACAATATTGTTGTATTATTTGGGGAGAACAGGAGAACACAAGGTAAATTTTATTACAACTGCTCCGCAAAATGTAACATACAATTATGAGAAATACGGTATTTTAGGCATAATCGGCATCGTTGCAATATTGATATATGTTTTATTTTCAGAAATTAAATTTATTTTCAAATAATACATACATACAATAACAATAATAATAACAATAAATAACAATATATAATATACAATACATACCACCAATAAATACGTAAAAACGTAAATACAATGATAGAAACCGCAGATCTTGTGAAACTGTTTGTGGCCTATGGTGTTCTGATGACGATCGGCGTGCTTTACGACCGATACAAAAAAAAAGAGGAGACCCAGGACCGGATGAGCGATTATGACATGATCCAGAAATATTTGATTAACGATGCATCTTTAGCATCCAGCAAGAAACCGATACTGTGGATTCACGTTGATATTGAAAAGAATGCGCGCAACTGGGAATCGTTCGGTTCGCGCACGTCCATGGAACTTAACCAGCCTTACATGTTCCTCACCATTCGCAGCCTGATTCAGAAATGCGGCGAATCGTTCAACGTGTGTCTCATCGACGACTCGTCATTCCATAAAGTGATTCCAGGTTGGGCTACCAAAGTCAACAACTTGCCGCAACCGCTGAGCGGCCATTTGCGCGAACTGGCAATGGCGAACTTGCTGGCGCTGTATGGCGGTCTGGTGATGCCCGCATCATTCATCTGCTTCGGTGACCTTTACCCGAAATACAAGGAGTATTCGGA